CGGTTGTTCTGGTTGCATAACAGGTTGTACCTGCATATCCATCATATCTTCTTCCATAGGATACCTCGTGGTTAAAATCTGATATTAACATAAAAAGATGAAATGTGTTAAATATGTTTTTTGTTTGTATGAGTTATTAACCTTGTGTGTATATATATACTTGCACCCAGATTTGTGTCCCACCCCCTCCTCAGACGCCGTCACCGACCTATTTTTGTGATCCATTGGGACTCCGAGGCATAAAAAAAGGGAGCATAAAACTCCCTTAATCTTCCGACTAATTGTTATAATTGTCTTACTAACATTCTACAACCCCCTCTCTATATTCTTTTATGTTTATTAAGTTTTCATTCAACATCAGCTTCAACCAACGATTGTGTGCTTCTTTGCAAAACGTTATGTAGTCAGCACATTGAGGAAGTTCTAAAACTTCCCCCATGGCTTTATCATATAATTGGCTTTCTCTACTAATATTAAATTTAATCTTAGCCATTAGTTTATCTCCAAGCTAGGCACTTCATGTTCAAACACATTCTCTTGTATCTGTTCTTCTGTGGCACCTATTTCTATAGAGCCTTGAATCAACTTTCCATTTTGAACAACTTGTTGAACACCATGTCTGTCTGTTTCAAGAGTTATACCTATAATGTTCTCGCCAACTGGCACGACTTTATACATCTTACCCATGACTTCTAAATACATATTGTCTATCTTCATAATAACCTCCTAATAGTTGTTTAAAGATAAGGTAATTGTATCACACCCTTTCTACATTTTGTATCCTTTTTATGAACTTTTTTTCTTCGCCTAGTATCAGCTTATAAATAAATATGCCCTTCTTGGTTTCATACCTGGGAGCTCGCTGCATAAACTCTACGGCCTCTGTGTTACATCCTTCGTAAGTAGAGCTCCAAACCCGAGCTGTCCCGAGATGGCAGTACCCGACATAACCCAGAGCTTCTCTGGGAGATCTTGCCTCATTGTGTGAGGCTTCTGTGGTGGCTGTTGAATCGGTCATCATATGCTACTTTACGCCCGACCCGACATTAGGAACACCACCACATACACGCCAACTGTTAATAAGAAGAGCGTATCCATTTATACCCATGATTGCTTTATCGCATAACCGTCATCATATAGCACGCTTGACAGTGTATATATTAAGTGGAACCCCATGTCCATTCCACAACCACCAACAAATACAGCCTCTTTTTTTGTGTAACGCCAGTCCAGGTAATCTGCAACATAACCAGAGACGTTTTGAATTACACCTTTCTTGGGTGTTGCAAATACTTTTATGTGTCTGCTCATTCCAGATCTTGCGACATGAACAACTGTTGTGTAAGCTGTGCTTCCCTTAGGGAACCATTCTTTGAGTAACCTCTCCAGGTCTTTCTTGTCCATTTACTTCTCCTAATTTATAAAAGTTTATTGTACCTTCTGGATACAAAATGTCAACACCCTGCCCATCCTGGATCGCTGCCTGGGGGATCTAGATCTGGATCCTTGTGTTCCTATATGTGTGTTCCACTCACGCACTAGCAAGTAAACCCGACTCCCGACTCCCGACATAAAAAACCCGACACGAAGTCGGGCTTATTAGTGTAGGCAAAAACTACATCAAGATACTTCTTTAGCTATTGCTTTTGAAATTTCTTCTATTTGAGATTTTGCATTTGGCTTTATTAAAGCGACAGTAACTTTATCAGCTACTTGGTTTTTAATTTTCCAATCCATTCTAAAAAACTCCAATTTAGCATTGGTATATTGTGTTAAACCATTTATACCAACAAGACTATCTTCTGAATAGTTATTGTAGTTTTTGATAGCAAGATTAACTCGGTCAAGAGCTTCTGCATGTTTTTCTTCTAATAAGTCTCTTTCTTTGTTGATTTTCAAAACTGCATTTGCAAGTTTCTCAATAGCTTTATAGTCTTTAGACTTTCTTGCTTTCTCAACTTTGTTATCAAGTCTTTCTTTCACGCCCTCCATAATCTGATTGACTATGGCTTCCTGTTCAAATTTTCTAATTGTCATAATACTTCTCCTATAAAGTAAAAGTATATTCTACTACTTTTTCTACCTCTTGTCTACAAATAGTAACTTATAGTTTTAAGAGCTTTTCCCAGGGACGCAGCAGCCTCCCGCAGCAATAACCCCCAGGGAGCTGTGATCCTGTGTTATATTATGTGTATAGTTCAACCCGACCCGACCCGACACAATATCCCGACAACCCGACTGCCCGACCCGACTGGCTTTATAGCCATTTTGTGCATGATTTTTTTTGGAAGAGAGAGCGAGAGACAAGAGAAATGCGATTAACCCTTAAAATCCCTACATATAAATAAACACTATAATATTAATTAGATACATATTGTTTACAATAATGCTTGACATATAGGTTACAAATAGTATCATTAAAGAGTGATTAGAACTTCAGAGTGGTAGTAATTAATCAGTTCTTGAAACAGCCTGACCGTTTAGGATTTACCAACAGGAAGTGACCATAGGTTTTAATCACACTGGATTAACCATATATAATACTATAGGAGGTATACAAAATGGGAACGAGAAGTAATATCGCTTACGAGCGACCAAACGGGCAAATTGTAGTGGCTTATTGTCATTATGACGGATACCCAGAATATAACGGTGTAATACTCAATGAGAATTACAACACACCAAAAAAAGCAGAAGAGTTAGCCAATCAAGGCTATTTCGTTTCTCTTCAAACTACCATTAAAGATTCTTTAGAAGGTAGAAAGCACGAAGACCCACCAATGATATACCACTCATTACATTCATACTTGAATGATATCCAATGGGATATTGAGTGGATTTATATATTCAGACGTGGTCAATGGTATGTATGCGAAGGCATGGAAGTTGATGATAACTATAAGATACTTGATAAAGATTTTATAGAAAATGACTTTCAACCACTTGTAGATAAGTTAACTAACATACACTTACAAGAGGAGTCAGCATGAGCAACATTGATCGTAGAAAAATACCAAAACACCTACGCCACTTATCCGAGTGGCGTTTAAAATGTTTATTCTATTTATTTAGAGGAGGATTTTAACCATGTCAACATATTACAGACCAACAGAACCAATACCATTACAAGCAATAGAAGATAGTGAGTTTTTAAAGGATATTGGCTTTGAAGTTACTAACACAAAAAAAGCACAGTATTTTTATTGTGGTTCTTACATACATTTTTCACTAGACAAAGAGAACAATGTCATTGATTTGTATCGTTATGGTATGAACAACCCTGATCATGTTTTAGATTCTTTGAACCAAGAGTTTGAAGTTGATTTCGTTTCAGAACATGATGAAGAGTATGACGATTATGACCACCCCGATACACCCGTTAGAAAAATTATGATAGAGGATTTAAAAAATGTCTAACGTAATAACTAATAGCGAAGTATCAGACTGGCTTGATACCTTTGACGGGAATGACGCAGAAGTTTTACTTACTGCTATTGCAAACAATGAAATAAAGATAGAAGTTATGAATGATAGTATCTATGCTTTTAGTAACGGTTGGACAAAAATATCTAAGCGTTTTTATAAGGAAATGTGGAGATGATTAAAGCAATAGAAGTTATCAAAATGCGTAAGGACATAAAGCATTTAATTGATAAATATTTTTTTAGTAAAAGTTTACTGGCAGAAGCATTAGAAGTATGCCCTAAAGTTTTAACTGATTTAATAGATAAAAAAGTTATGCCACAAGATGATAAGTTTATGTCATTACTTACTAAAATAGACATGATTAAACTTCAAATTCAACAAGCAGAGGAATACGACCCTAATGATTGATACAGTCTTTTATATCACGCTTGGAGTCTATGCACTTGTTTACTTTGCATCTAATCCCACTGATGAAGAATAAATACTATGTTAAAATAGTTCCTTTTAACCCTGTAGAGCATGACTTGTCTAGTTTCCCTCAATTACTTCAAGTCAGCTTTACAGTCGGTTATCTAGTATTTCAAAACGATTTATTAACGCATACAGCTTGGTTTACCAATAGACGGGCTTTGTTTCGTCATTTAGATAAGTTCTTGAATAAATAAAAGTCTTAACATATAATCGGGCTAGGCGTGTCCGATTACTGTATATAAATTTCACATAAATTTTTCATACTTCTCCTCTTACTCTGATACGCCTTCTTTATCTTCCTTTTCAATCTCAGCATCATCATTTACCAGGGATGGATCTGGCTGCTTGTTTTCTATACTAGCCTCAACAACATTACCCATAAGCTGTTTAAGTCTGTTTTCAACTTCTTCCCGACTCATTTGATCTACTTTTCCGAACATTACCTCTTTACGATCAACAATTAAACCCCCGACTTTTAGCAAGGAATTCTGAGCAGAAATTGCAGCGTTAAACGAGCCTGCTTCTATCGCCTTATCCCGAATATCATACAGATCCTGGACAGCCCGATCATAGTTTAGTTCGTATTTCTTTTTAGCTTGGTTCATCAAATAGTTATATTCTTTGCGAATAATAGGCTTACTCATTAATTTATTAGCCATTTGGCGTGGAGACGTATAGCCTGCCTTATGGGCACACTCTACAAGTGATAAACGAGGATTATTGACTGCGATCCAGATAAAGTTTCGTTGTCTACGATTAAGTTTTTCGTCTAGGTTGCAGTATTCAATTGGAGCTTCTTCTTCTGAAGAGATGATAGGTTCATATTCTAATTTATTCTTTCTATGTCCCATGTTTGCATATTAGTCGTGGCGATATTTATATACTAGCTATCCCCACTTTATCCTAAAGTGTATTGAGAGGATACTTGATAAGAGTAAACCTAGTCAAGTATTTTCTTATATTTTTAAAGAGTTTTAGTTATTCTCTTGTGACAAAAATGAAAAAAATAAAATATTCGTCAAAAGCCCATTCTTATCACGTTTTTAGCTGTCATTTTATTTTGACAATAATAGACAAAAATCTATTTCTTAGCTGTTTTGTCAATATATTGCTCTAAAAGTTCATCAACTAGCTTAGAAACTTCTTTATCACCAAGCTCTAAACATAGCTGAGAAATACAAAAACTAAGACTAGCCAGGACAATGTTCAAACGATCTTCGCCTCGATAGACCATGTTATCAAACATACCATCAAGTCTGCTGATTACCTCTTGTAAAGTTGGTTTGCCTTGTTTATGTTTTATTTCAACAATTTTTGACATATCGCATCATAACACGATATTTTATGTATTGGCTAATACTATAGATCCATGTTTTTGTATATATGCTTTATTACTTCTATAG